GCCTCTGACTCTGTTGTTGAGTTTTCGGTATCTGCCGCCTGTAAGATTAAGGCGGGAGATGCTGTTGAATGTGGTGACGAAACATACAAAGTCATCTCTATTGAGGATATCGCCCAGAGGGGCGAGACACTTGTTTTAACTTGTGAAGGAAAGTCAGATGACAAATCCAAAGCGGGGGGAGCTTCCGATAGTTCTGGGAGCGAAGACGTATAATGGCAGGGTCACCATCGATTCTGTTCTTAGGATAGAACAAGCGTGTGGGTTGAGTGTCCTGAAGATTGCTCAAGCACTATCGGAAGGGGCGCTTACCACCACGCAAATCATTGCGATCCTTACCCCTGTCATTCGTGGCGGGGGCAATGATGTCAACGAGAAAGATGTTGGGAATGCTATTTGGGATTGCGGTCTGGCTGATGCAATCAAATGTGTGGGCGAAATTGTTGGCGTAATCCTGAGTGCTGGCGGTGATGAGGGAAACGACGAAGGGGTGACAGCCAATCCGTAGACGAGTTTCCTTGGGATGAATGGATGCAAATCGGCCTTGGAAAAATGGGGATGTCACCCGAAACATTCTGGGGAATGAGCTTCCTAGAATTCTATATGGCGGTTGAGGGGTTTGCTGAGTTTCATTCAGGTGGCAACGCGGCACCACTCAGCAAGGGCGAACTAGAAGATTTGATGGAAAGGTATCCCGACTGATGGCAACGACTGTCGATACCCTTCTGGTTCGCGTTGAAGCAGACCTAAAAGATGTCAACCAAAAGCTGGCGCGGTTTGACAAACAGGTCGATAACACCGCCAAAAAAGCAGGCAGAAATTTTCAGAAGATTAGCAACGTCGCCAAGGTGGCTCTTGGCGCGGTAGTCGTTCACCAGTTTGCCCAAGCTGGCATGGCGGCTGTGCGGTTTGCATCAAGCGTGGAAGAGATGCAAGCCAAGTCGTCAGTCGTCTTTGGTGCGTTCACTGGAGAGGTGCGTAACGCTCTGGCGGCGTTTGGCGATGAGGTGGGCAGAAGCACTTTTGAGCTTGAGGGCATGGCGGCGTCCATTCAGGACACCTTTGTGCCTATGGGTTTTGCCCGTGGTGAAGCCGCCAGATTATCCGTAGAACTTACCAAGCTGGCAGTCGATGTTGCATCGTTCAACAACGCATCCGATACAGAGACAATGGCGGCGTTCCAGTCTGCGCTGGTTGGCAACCATGAGACTGTTAGGCGGTTTGGCATCGTCATCACAGAGGCCACGCTACAGCAAGAACTGTATCGGATGGGCGTCAAGCAAAATGCTCAAGATGTAGACAATGCCACCAAGGTGCAGGCGAGGATGAATCTGATTCTCGCTGGCACTACAGATGCCCAAGGCGATGCCGCAAGAACGGCTGACAGCTTTGCCAATACATCAAAGGCGCTCAAGGCCGCGCTAGATGAATTGCTTGTTAATGTTGTAACGCCATTACTGCCAGCCCTGACAAACATGGCTAGAGGATTGGCTAACGCAACGAATTCACTGAATGAATTTCTTGTGGCTGTTGGGATGATTGATGAGGTTGGAAGGCCACAGGAAAACATACTCAGAGATTTGACGGCTGTAGAGGCAGAACTAACAGAAAAGACAATTAAATTAGCACAAGCGCGAAAAGATTTGCAAAAGGCGACAGAGGGATTAACAAAAGATGACGTAATGTCCCTTTTATTCCCCATGGCGAAGGGCGGGGATGCCACAGGCAATGCCGCCTTGGGCGGCTTACAAAGACTCAAAAACAACATCGTTGAGCTACAAACAGAAATTTCGGTCCTTACAACAGACGCTCAAAAACTTAATTCAGAACTTGCTGACACACTGGATGCGCCAACAGGTGATTCTGGTGGTGGGACACAGACAAAAACAAAAGGTCAAATCAAGTCAGAAAATAAGGTCACCAAAGCCTTAAATGATCAGCGGTTTGCAGTTCGATTGTTGAACGATGAAATTGATGGCAGAACGTCAGCGGAATTAAGGGCGCTGAAAGTTACGAGAGATTTGACGTCGGCAACTGATGATCAACTCAATGAGATTCTGCGCCTGATCAGAGAAGAAGAAAGATTGCAGGCCCAGATTGATGCAACAGCCGCAACAAAAAAGGCATCAGCCGAATTAAATGCCTTAGAATTTAACAGCGTGGCAAGTGAACAAGCCGCAGATGCGACCATGCTAGTCGCAGATTCATTTGCAGTGGTCACTGAAGAAATAGAAAAGTTTGAAGAGGCAAATAAAGAAGCGGCGAAAGCAACCGTAATAGTGGCTGATTCCTTTGGTTTGATTACGCAAGAAATAGATAAGTTTGAAGAGGAAGCCACAGCGGCAACCATGATGGTGGCTGATTCCTTTGGTGTGATCACAGATGAAATACATAAATTTGAATCAAAGGCGAAAGAATTGGACCCGATGACTAAGGAAATGCATTCATCACTAGCATCGATGTCAAGAGGTATCAGTGCTTCATTTGCTGATATGGTTGTTAGCGGCAAGATGAACTTGGATTCCTTGCAAAATATCTTCAGTAGCTTTGCCAAAACGATGATATCCAAAGCCTTTGAGCTTGCGGTGATCAACCGCATCATGAATAGCGTATTCAGTTTAAGCGGCACATCTGGGGAATTGCAGACTATCCCGTTGCCAAAACTAGGCGCAAGCGCAGGGGGTGGTCGTGTTCAGGGGCCAACGCTGGTCGGTGAGCGAGGCCCAGAGTTGTTCGTGCCATCATCCGCAGGGGTGATAAGAAACAACCACGACACCAAGAACATGCTTGGGCAGTCGGGTGCGGTGGTGAATCAATCAATCAACATTGACGCTGGCGTATCGCAGACGGTAAGGGCCGAAATTATGACAATGATGCCCGTGTTCAAACAGCAAGCCCTTGAGGCAGTCGTAGAAAGCAGAAGGCGTGGTGGTCAAGTGGCCTCTGCGTTTGGCAGATAAATGGCGGCACCAACATATCCCCTAAACCATCCCGCCACCCCAGCGTTTCGCAATTCGTCTTGGCGTCTTATCAGGCAAAACGCAATGGCAGAGTCGCCGTTCACGGGCCAGCAACAGGTCTTTGAGTATGATTACGCGCTTTGGACGGCAGAGATAAGCCTGCCACCGATGATGCGCTCTGAAGCGGCGGCATGGGAAGCATTCTTCATGAAATTGCATGGGCGCGTTGGCACGTTTCTGTTAGGCGATCCAGATGCCAAGTCAGCCCAAGGTTCTATCACGGGGTCAAATACACTCAGCGCAAACGCGAGTGTGGGCGATTTCACGCTGACGATCAGTACAGGGCAGAACAGCGTGACAGGTATCTTCAAGGCTGGCGATTATATACAGTTGGGCAGTGCCGCATCGTCAAAACTGCATATGGTTGTGGATGACGCAGACAGCAATGGCTCTGGTATTGTATCAGTCCAGATTGAGCCAAAGGTCAAGGTTGCGGTTAGCAGTAGCGCGGCCATCGTGATATCTAATCCGCGCTGTCTGATGCGAATGACCAGTGACGAACTGGGCTGGGATGCAGACCATGTTAGTAAATATGGAATCACGTTTGCCTGCCAAGAGGCGTTCTGATGGGTATTGATTTAGTGCATATTATCGATGGCCTCATGGGCGTAATTATTTTGGGTGGCGGCTGGTTTCTTGGCACACAATCCAAAGAATTGAAACGGGTTGAGATTTTGTTAAACAGGACGCGCGAAGATTACGCCACAAGGTCTGACATGAAGGACGATATGAGAGCGGTGATGGATGCATTGCATCGTGTTGAGGACAAACTTGATCGTGTGCTGGGCAAAGACTAGGGGGCAGATATGAATATCAATAGATTTGTAACGCAGTTGCGTTTCCATGAGGGCGTCAAGAATTTGGTCTACAAAGACCATTTGGGAATTGAAACTATAGGCGTGGGTAGGAATCTGCGTGAGCGAGGCTTGTCAGATGAAGAGGTCGATTATCTTCTGCAAAACGATATCAAGATTGTAGAGGATGAGCTTGATAAGACCCTGCCTTGGTGGCGAGACATGTCAGAGGTTAGACAAAGAGCCTTGGCAGATTTGGTGTTCAACATGGGTATGCCGCGCCTTCACGGATTCGTCAAAACTCTGGACGGCTTACAAAGACGAGACTATCAGACAGCCGCCGACGAATTACTCGATTCCAAGTATGCCAAACAGGTCGGGGCGCGGGCTGTCAGAGTCGCGGAGATGATTCGCACTGGTGACGACAGCGAAGAATTCTGAAGTCTTCAATGACAAAGCCTATCATCACAGGGGCTGTGCCAATATCTGAAATTGCGAAGATCGAAAGAAGAAAAAGGCAAAACTGGGGTTTTATAAAATATATGCAGAAAGGAGAGAGCTTTTCTGTAGAGACGCAAAGGCAGGCCCAGAATGCTTACCATGCAGGCAGGAACAGAGGCTTCACCATGAGGATTCGGCAAACGCCAGACGGCGGCTATAGGGTTTGGAAATTGTGAAATCAGGAGTGGTTCTTATCCAGTCATGTATGAATATAAAATTAAAGAAATAGTTAAAGTTGTCGATGGTGACACAGTGGATGTCATCATAGATCTTGGATTCAGCCTTACCAAAAAAGAGCGTGTCAGGCTGGCTGGTATTGACGCGCCAGAAAGCAGGACGACGAATCTGGAAGAAAAAGAATTGGGGATGGACGCAAAAGAGTTTTTAGAGCGCCGCCTTGCGGATTGTCCAAGCCTCAAAGTGCAGACAGAGAAAGACGGCAAATATGGCAGAATGCTTGGCCATTTCATTTGTGGTCACATGGATATCAATAAAGAAATGGTTACTCGTGGGTTTGCGTGGACTTACGATGGCGGCAGTCGAGAGAAAGATTTACAGGCGCTGAAACAGATCAGGGGCATCGTATGATACAGGCATTGATCCCAGCCATAACAGAGCTTGCTGGCGGCTGGCTAAAAGGTAAAGCAGAAGAGAAAGCCGCTACAGCCAAGGCCAAGGTTGCACGGGCTGAAGCGGAAGCCGCCGTGCTAGTCTCAGCGGCTACACATGAAGCTGGCTGGGAAAAGATCATGGCCAAGGGGAGTCAAAACTCTTGGAAAGACGAGTGGCTGACAATTTTGTTTTCGATTCCCCTAATTTTGGCATTTTGTGGAGATTGGGGCAGGGAGATTGTGGCGCAAGGTTTTGATGCCTTAGAAGCCATGCCTGACTATTATCAATATACCTTGGGCGTCATCGTAAGCGCCAGCTTTGCCGTAAGATCAGCGACAAAGTTTTTCGGCAAGAAATGAGCAAGAAGATTCACAAGGTGAGCTTTCTGTCTAATACGCAGAATGTGCGCCTTGGTGGATTAATCGCCGTTCTAGGGGACAGGGAGCCTTATGAGTACATTTTGAGCGGTCTTATGAAAGACGGGTTTGTAGAGCGAACAGGTGGCGTTCTAAGGCTGACTGACAGGGGCATCAGAGAAAAGGACAGGCTGACGACGCTGGCGGGGCTGATGTTTGAAAAAGACCGATAGTGTCTTATCTGAAAGGCTCTCCAGCTATCCAGCAAACGAGTGACCATCTTGTACCTTCTGTCAGCGGTGTCACCCGATGCGGCAAATAGGACGGGAACGCTACGGCAGTTCCCCGATCTGGGCTGATGTGGCTCTCGCCATCTGTGAAGAACGCAAGATCGCCGCCCTTGTAATCGTCATT